GGGTAATGGTGGAGTTACTATTCCTCTGCACCCTTAGCAGAGGTATGAGAGACGTAATTTATACTCCCTATAGGTCTCGGTTGGAGGGGAGTTGCAAAAGATTAGAGAACGTTACATTCCTTAACCCGTTGATGTATTTATAATACATGAAACCTCCAGGTCTGTCAAGCCCTATCGGTAATGGACTTCTGAGAACAGAATCATGCCTTGTTCTCTAACCCAGTCCAGGTGACCTTTACCCCAACCAGTTTCCAACCACTGTGTCTTGCCATCGGGGCGAAGAATTAAAAGTCTTAAGTATTTCATTGGGATCAATAGGTATTAAAAAACCCCCTTGCGGGGGTGGTGATTCAGGCCAGAATGTTCTGAATACTTTCTAAGATTGCCTCTGGCGTTGTTCGTTCGTAGGGATCAGTGTCACAGTTATCACTGTGTCCTTCTTCTTCCCAGATGTTCTCAACAACCATGTTGTTGATGTACATAACGTATCTCCAGGATCTGCAACCGAGTCCAAGATTAGTTTTAGCAACACTCATCTCAGTCCAGTGAGTGAGTTCAACATTACCATCAGGAATTGATTTTACTTTTTGAATGCCTAGAGATTCAAACCAAGCATTCATTACAAATGCATCATTAACTGATGCACAAAAGACTCCATTAAGACCAGCAGCGATGAACTCATCATACTTGGCCTCAAAACCAGGTAGTTGTTGGTCAGAACAAGTAGGTGTGAACGCACCAGGCAGACTGAAGACGATAACTTTCTTACCATCAAAAAGATCTTCTGCTGTGCGAGTTACCCACTCACCATCAACACGAAACTTCCACTTAAGATCTGCAGGGACAATATCCCCGACCCTATTCATAATAGATGCCATTGTTCTGAATACTTGAAGGACTTACTTGTTTATTTATAAGGTGTCTCGTCACCTTCTTGTGTCATCATTGCAGCACCAAAGAATGTTGCAAGACAAATGATACAGGTAACGAGTAACCACATCACCAAACTCCAGGAATGACCTGACCAGTGGTGAAGTATGCTCCGACTGCGGCAATAAAACCAATCATTGCGGCACGACCGTTCCAGCGTTCTGCGTTTTCGTTCATTGTTTTTCCTCTAGAGTTTTGTTTGTAATGATGATCTTAGTACCATCGTGAGAGAATTGCAACTCATCATCAGGATGCCATAACAGTTCCTCGTACATGTCGTCAAGTTTCTGTATGTCCTGCCAGAGTGCGTCGGGGTTGGGCATATCAGGTAGTTCGGTTTACTTCGTATTTAGTTGAGAAGGAACGAACGGATCGCGTGAACGATTCTTAATGACAATAAAAGCATCTTTATTGTATTTGCGGGTTCCTTTCACAGGTGCCCACTTAGTTCCTGCGCCATCAATCTCATAGACTGAAGTGCCACCAATCTCAAGATGAATGTCATCCTTACGAACGTCCCATCCAAGAGCAGCGACTGCTTCAATCAGTGCTTCTTCTGTATACTTCATAGTTTAGAAAATTCCAAAGAAAAATTTGCCTGTGATTGCATATGAAAGGAAACCAGACACGATTCCCATCATGGCCCAACGTCCATTATACTTTTCGATGTACTGTTGAGGAGAGTCAAGACCTTTGCGATTGTAATCTTCAACCACCATTGGTGGTTCTTTAGCGAACAGATTATTCTGTCCGTATTCATTCGTTGTGACGGTCATGTTACACTCCTGTTGTAAATCTTTACATAGTATATAGTAAAAAAGAGGCCTTGTCAAGACCTCTTTTGTAGTCACTTATACTCAATCACTTTAGAGTTTCGACAGCAGCGAGTGCTTTCTGACGAAGGGACTCGGGCAGAGGAACATAACCAAGGGAGTCTGCTTTCTGCTGTTGCGTAGGCGTCAGCATATAGCGGAGCATTGTCTTCACATCTTCATTCTTTTCATACTCAGGGTATGCTAGGATCCAAGTCAGTGAGACAATAGGATAAGCATTAGCACCAGCAGGGTTAGCATCAGCACCACGGAGTTGATCATCAAGAATGATCTCACCAAGACCAGCAGAGGCAGTCGCAGCAGAAGCGGTGACATAATTACCTGCCCTATTCTGAATAGCAACCTGTTGCAGGTCACCCTTCACATAACCATAGTTTACATAACCGATGCTGCCAGGGGCGTTGGTGATAGCAGCAGCAACACCAGAGTTACCTTTACCACCAACACCAACTGGCCAAGCAACTGCCTTACCAGTTCCTACAGTCTTCTTCCACTCAGGAGAGAAAGCAGACAGAGAGTTGGTGAAACCTTTGGTAGTACCAGAACCATCAGAACGATGGACTGTAGCGATGCGCTTATCAGCACAACCAAAAGCAGACCAGTTAGTGATCTTGCCGAGGAATACATCAGCAAGTTCGGTCTGGGTCATCTTGACTTCACAACCAGGATAGTTGTAGGTAGGAACGATAGCACCACCAGTCATGGGGATATGAACCATACCTTCAGCAGGTTGCTTGGCGTCAGACACGGCACCATCAGAGGCACCGAAGTCAACGGTCTTTGCTTTGAACTGACGGACACCAGCACCACTACCAACTGCTTGATAGTTTACTTGGTTGCCAGTAGACTTAGCAAAGTCTTGGAGCATGTTGTTATACAACATTGCGGGGAAAGAAGCACCAGCACCATTCAGTTTGAATGGTTCTTTTTGACTGACTTCTGTATTCTCGGTGGACCCACATGCCACCATTAGGGGTGCTGCCAGAGCGACAGCAGCGAGTGCTTTGAGTTTCATATATCAGTTATCAGAACTTATACTTGGTGCCAAGTTCAACTTTCCAGTCACGGGTGTCATCTTCTTGGAAGATGTTCTCATACTTAGCATAGGCAGACAGACTGTCAGTGAGTTTCACTTTGCTGCCAACTTCCAGGGCATAAAAAGTTTCATTATCACCAGCGTCAGGAGAAGTGACACCGAGACCGCCCTCAACATAAGGGGCGAAGCGTTCAAACTTCCATTCATATCCTACGCGACCCTGATGAACTTGCTTAGAGAAGTCTTCATCAGTGCCTTTAAATTCGTGCTTGGACTCTACATAGGGTCCTGCAAGGGCAGGAGTCGCCAGTGCAGATGCTGCCAGTGCGGCTAGTGCGATTGCTTTCATCTGTAATTCCTTGTAATGTTTACGGGGTTGTCTTTACGACATGATCATATTAACAGAACTTGATGGATCTGTCGTTAAGGGTTGTTTAACTATTTCAGTTTGTAGACAAACCTTGATATATATCGGGCGTTAAATTAATCTTAAATATTGAAGTTAGGATTTCATGAAAAACCCCACAGACAAAAAAATACCCCGAATTTTTTTTCGGGGTTTTTTGTAAATAAAAGTTGATTTTGGTCAGGACTCTTCAGTTTTTTTATTGAATCCGAATGGTCCAGACATTTTACTTTCAATTCGTCGCTTCACTGCGACAGCAGCGAGGGATTCCATAACCTTCAATACTTCTTCGGGTTTGGTTCCTTCACCCAACTCTTTAGCAACATAGAAGTACTTGGGGAAGAACTCTTCCCCTGCTTCTTTATATTCTTCAAGTGTAACTGATTTCATTCTTCTTCAGCGAGGCGAGCAAAATAGGACAGGGTGTCATCATCGTCGTTGGATGATGCAGTGGGTTGCAGATCACGCAGTTGCTGACGCAGTTCCTGCTCTTCATTCTTAGGAGCAGTGCGCTCAGCGACAGTGTTGAACACAGGACGACTGGAACGTGCCATGATGTCAGGATCATTGAAGTCACCCTCATCCTCAGCAGTCTCAGGATCCACACGCTTGTTAGCAGTGCGAGCAAGGACGACATTCAGACGAGACTCCAGTTCCTCATAGGACTTGAAGTTCTTGGCATCCATAAACTCTTCCAGAGGATACTCAGACTTCCAAACTTTCTCCAGTTCAGCATCAGTCATCTGCTCCAGAGTGGAAGGAGAAGCAAACTCAGAGGAGTCATAGTTCCAGTAACCAGCAACCTTCTTGATCTTCAGTTTGAAGTTAGCACCTTCCCACAGATCAAAAGGATTGATTGGAGTTTCATCTTGGAACTCAGGTTTCATTGCTTCCTGAATCTTGTCAAAGATCTTCTTGCCATACTTAAACAGGAAGACTTTGCCCTCATTCTCAGGGTGAGTAGGATCACTCACAACATAGATGTTGGAGTAGTAGGAGAGTTTACGCTTCTGCTTACGAGCGATCTCCTTATCGCTATCAAGACCACTGTTCCACAGTGTACGATTCAGTTCGGACACG